ACGGAGGCCGGCATTTTCAACGCTTCTACGAGCGGCACGATGCTCTGCCGCACTGTGTTCCCGGTGGTCAACAAGCAAGCCGGCGATACCCTGCAGATCACGTGGACCGTGACTCTGTCGGCAGCATGAGGTGATACATGGCGACCATCGTAACGCGATCCGGCAAAGGCGCTCCCTTAACGAACGCTGAGGTGGACGCCAACTTCACGAACCTCAACGACGACAAGGTCGAGACTTCGACTATCTCCGTGTTCGGTGCAAGCCTGATCGACGACGCGGATGCTGGTGCCGCGCGCACGACCCTCGGGTTGGGCACTGCAGCCACTACCGATGCGACGGCCTACGCCACTGCGGCGCAGGGCAGTACAGCTGACAGTGCGCTCCAACCGGGAGATGCGGTACCGCAGACTTCCGCAACTGGTTCCGCGGTTATACCCACCGGCGACGAGTCGGAACGTGATGGCTCTCCCTCGGCTGGTTACCTCCGTTTCAACACCGACGCTGCATCCTTCGAGGGCTATGACGGTACGGCGTGGGGGGCGATTGGTGGCGGTGGCGGTGCTACGTCGGACGCGATCTATGAAAACTCAGCCACGATCACCGAGAACGTCACGCTTGTGACTGGCCGCAACGGCATGTCCACTGGCCCAATAACCGTCAACTCTGGTGTGACCGTCACGGTCGAATCCGGCGCAAGATATGTGGTGATCTGATATGAGCAAAATCGCACTCACGCCGAATGTTTCCGGCACCGGGACATTCACCCTCGCCTCGCCCAATAGCAACACGGATCGGACGCTGACGCTGCCGGATGCGACGGGGACTGTGAACGTCTCGGGTCTCGCCAACGAGGTGCCAGCGGGCAGCGCGGGTGCGCCTGCGATCTACCCCACGGGTGACAGCAACACGGGTATCTTCTTCCCGGCTGCGGATACGATTGCCTTCTCTGAGGGCGGCACTGAGAGTATGCGCATCGACAGTGACGGGAACCTGCTGGTTGGGGCGACAAGCGTCCTTGCGGCCAACAGACGGCTACAGGTTGACGGCGGTGCGCTTATCGCATGTCTCTTTAAAAATAGCGCTTCAGCAAACGAAGTCATTAATGTTTGGAACAGTGCGACCAGTGGCAACAACGTATTTGTACAGTGGCAAACAGAGGCTGGCGGTAGCGCACGAGGCACAATCACCTATAACCGCGCTGGCGGATTAGTTGCCTACAATACAACGTCTGACTATCGCGCAAAGGATATCGCTGGCGCAATATTCGGGGCTTCCGACACTGTTCTAAACCTTAAACCCTACATGGGGACAATGAAGGGCGCTACGATTGAACGCCCAATGTTCATTGCGCACGAAACGCAAGAGATTGCGCCTTACGCAGTTGTTGGCGAAAAGGACGCGGTGGATAATGATGGCAACCCAATCTACCAGCAAATGGATCACTCTGCACTGGTGCCTCTGCTGACCGCTGCGCTGCAAGAAGCTTTGACTGAGATCGCCAGCATGAAAGTCCGCATCACCGCATTGGAGGCCAACTAATGTCCCAACTCCGCACAAACTCGATCACCGACGCCTCTGGTGGCAACACGGCTACGATCAACGGCATTCCGCTGCGGCAGGGTGTTCTTGACCCTGAGAACCGCATCATCAACGGGGCCTTCGATTTCTGGCAGCGGGGGACGAGCAGCACTTCCCAAGGGTATTTGGCAGATCGGTGGCTTAACCTTGGAAGCGGTGGCACGGTCACTATGTCTCAGCAGGCTTTTGCGCTTGGAGACACTCTCGGCACAAACAACCCGACGTTCTTCCTGCGCCAAACTGTGAGCGGGCAGTCGGCATCGTCTAATGCTGCCTTTATTGGTCAGAGAATCGAAGGTGTTCGCTCATACGCGGGTCAGACCATTACCATTCTTGGCTGGGCGCGTCGGTCTAGCGGTAGTGGGAACATGGCCGTGGAGTTGGTGCAGAACTTCGGAACAGGTGGGTCGCCATCGACCCAAGTTTTTCTTTCCGGGCAAACTGTGACCCTCACAACCTCGTGGGCACCTTTTGCTGTGACGTTCTCCCTTCCGTCGATTACGGGTACGACTCTTGGCACCGGGGCTAACGACCGTGTGCAGCTAAACTTCTGGACCTCAGCAGGCTCAGACTCGAATTCCCGCACCAACAGCCTCGGCATCCAGACCATCGGGGTTGACCTGTGGGGCGTCCACATCAAGGTTGGCACTCACACCACGGCGGCGACGGACCTCTACAAGCAGCCCGAATTGGGGCCGGAGTTGCAAAGGTGCTATCGGTATTATAGGCAGACGACACCGGTGGCCTATGGCGAGGGATCAATCTACGGGTATAACGTAACCGGAGGTTCTATTGGTCAAACTCACCCACATCCAGTTAGAATGAGGGCATCCCCAACAACAACCCTTTTGGGCGGCTTTGTTCAAACCAACTGCACAAAGTTTGTGGAAGCATACGCTGAAAGCGTTTTTCACTATATCAGTGTCACATCGTCAGGTGCGGCAAATTCCCGTAGCGCCAACATCGGCTATGTCACCTATGATGCGGAGTTGTGAGCCATGAACACTATGAACATCACCTCGGCGAAATACATTAAAAGCCCGATGACAGAACAACCGGGCAGCATCCTTGCCACCATCGACGGCCAAGAATGCTTCGTTCCCCTGCACCCCGGCAACCGCCACTACGACGAGATCATGCGTCAGGTGGACGCTGGCGATCTGGTGATTGAACAGGAGACCCAAGCATGAGCGTTGTCATCGACGGAACCGCGGGCGTTGATACTCCGGTCGTAGTGATCGACGAGGCGTGGACTGTCACGGTCAGCGGCACGAACTTGATCTTTTCCTACAACGGTGTCGCAAAGGTGAAAGTCGATAGCAGCGGCAACGTGGTAGCCGTCGGCAACGTGACCGCATACGGGACGATCTAATGACCCTACCGTCGGGAACCATCTCTCTCGGTGATGTGAACGTAGAGCTTGGTCGCTCTTCGACGGCTGAGATCAGCATGAACGATGCTGCTCTGCGGGCACTCGCCGGGGTAGCTTCCGGTGCTATTGGTATGAGCAGTCTCCAAGGTAAGGCAAACGCCTTTGCCCACACGATTAGTTCGAACCAGAACAACCTCAGCCTCCGCGACTACATGATCGCCAACGGCTGGAACGGCTCCTCTGCCGCCACCATAACTGTTGCGTCTGGCGTCACGATCTCTGCCACCACCACTGGCAACTACGCCATGACCATCAGCGGCAGTTTCCCCGGAGGTCTGACCCTTATCAATAGCGGCGCTATTCAGGGTATGGGCGGCGCTGGTGGTAAGGGCGGTACATTTACATCTATTAACGGCACTCTTGGCTCTACAAGTCAAGACCCCGGCGCAGCGGGTGGACCGGGCTTACTTGTCCAGTCAGCGGTATCTATTAATAACGCTGGTCGTATTGCTGGCGGTGGCGGTGGCGGCGCTGGCGGTATGGTCCTCCTTAACGTCAAGGGTGATAGTTGGGTAGGCGGTGGCGGTGGCGGTGGCAGGAGTAGTAATACCAACTCGGCTGGGGGGTTAGGCGGGACCAATTTTCAGCCTCAGACGGCTGAGAACGGTGGGTCCGGCACTATATCATCTGCCGGTGCTGGTGGACGTGGTATCGTCAACACCACAACCCCGCCTACGTACTCGACCGACCCGAACAGAGGGAAGGCAGCAGCAGGCGGCGACTGGGGTGCTTCTGGCGGTTCTACGCCCGGCTCCTCCTCCACAACAGCTGTTCCCGGCGGTGCAGGCGGAGCAGCCATTGCTGGAAACTCAAACATTACTTGGATTGCCACTGGCACCAGACTCGGAGCGATCACATGAGATACACCTACGAAATCACAAACGTAGACGAACAGGCCCGCGTGATGGAGGTTGTCTACACTCACGAAACTCATGGGTCCATGCTTGTCGGCGCACGTCTTCCCTACGAGGGAGAGTCTCTGGAGGCAGTCATTCAAGCATATTCTCCGGCAGCGCACTGGAGGGGACTGGAACTTGCCGTGGTTGTGCCACAAGTCGGTTTAACTGGCTCTGCCGAAGTTAACTACACACCCATGGCCGGACCACTTGACTCGTGGGCACTGCTTGACAACGAGGTTGTGCTATGAACGTACAGGAAATTAAGTCGATTGGCCTGTGCTATGCCTGCTATAACTCTGTCACGTTGGCAGATAGCCCCGTCCCGCAACAGGCTGTGGATAAGCTGCGCTTCGGGTACGCCGTAATGGGCACTGGCAACATCAGGTACAACGACCTCGGGGTCAGCCTGCCTTTCGTGGCGGGGGATTTCTTCGACCTTCACGCGTACAAAGACTCGACCGACGCGGACATTGAGATCACATCTGATGTCTCGATGTGCATCGTTTTCTCTGTCGCAGACCCTACCCGAAACTTGGAAGCAACGCTGCTCACACCGGGCACCTACTCCCTGACCAAGGGCGGCACCGCAGAAACGGTGTTTGTTGCCAGTGGCACAGTCACGGCAGGCGGAGCGACAATTGCGGCCAAGAAGTTCGCGTACCTGCCAGACGATCGCTCTATCGAAGTGGTGGTTCCAGAGGGAGCCGCCGCTATTCACTTCAAGGCGGTGACAGAATGACCCCCGAGATACTCTGGAACTTCGTCCTCAGCGGAGCGCTCGGCCTGATAGGCTGGGTGCTGAAAAATCACGTCGAGGAAGTGAAGCGGCTGCAAATCCTGCTGAACCGCACACGCGAGGAAGTAGCCCGTGACTACGTCACCCGTGCCGACATGCACACAGACATGAACCGGGTCATCTCGCGGCTGGATAACCTCGACAAGAAGATCGACGAACTGATGCGGAGCCTTAGCAGATGAGACTGATCCTTGTCCTCTTGGTCGCTGGCTGCGGCCCTGTTACTGTATCGTCCGTGGCCTACACGACGGCCTGCCCGAAAGGTGACCGCCAGTGCGAGATACGACAGAACGCAGAGACCCTGTATTACATGGCGCACGGCGATGCGGCCAACGAACTGCTTTGCTCCGGCGATACGCGGGACGTTATGGGTGCGCTCTGCTCTGTCTACTGACGGCCACAGCCAGTGCCCAAGTCAGCGGTGATCTGAACACCAACAGTGGTAACACCAACTCCACCATCGACAGTGGTAATGTCTCGACCAGCGAGACCAAGAACTACAACGGCGCTGGCTCCTCGCCCTTCTCGCAGCCCGTTCCGACTGCCGCGGCGCCGACAGTCATGGGCGGCGGTGGCAATGACTCCTGCCTGATCCCCTACCAGCAGGCGTTCCAAGTCAGCATCTTCGGCAGGGCCGAGGGTAAGATGGAGCAAGACCCAGAGTGCAATCGCCGCAAGGATGCGAGGCTGCTCGGCACACCACAAGAAGCTGGGGGTCTGGGCCTGCAGGTCAGTGGCATATCCGTCATGTGCGACAGCCCGGAAATCTACAAAGCTATGGCCTTGGCATCGACGCCATGCCCCATCTACAGCATCGAAACTGGTAAGCTATTGGTGGGTCGAGAAGGCTATATGGCTATGCGTGACAACCCCACCACATATGTGGTAGGGTACGCCCAAGATCGGTCCTTCTGGGACACCTTCCTTCGCATTGGAGAGGAATTGCCCGATGTCATACCTCAAGAAAACAGTGGCCCTACTTTGTCTGAGCGCTTCCGTCGCACACGCAGAACCAACGATGACGAACCTGCAGGGGTCAGCCCAAACAATCCTTAACCAGCTGTCGGCGGCTCAAAGCCTAACGGCTGGCGCAGTCTACAGCGCTGGCCAAGGCGACATCCTCGCACCCGGCGTCATGCAGACGGCGACTGTCACTGAGCAGATGCGCCTTGATTACAACGCCGACGTGCAGGGGGTGATCGACGCGACGTACTACAACGCCGAACTCCTGTTTCAGGATAACTACGTCGCAACGATGGCAAATCTCGATACGGCTGTCGATAACCTCGTTGCCGCGACTGCGGTTTTGATGGAAGTGCAGGCTGTGGCCAACATGGCAGCCAACGCCGACACCGTGCAGGAACAGATGGCCGTGCAGGCCGTCCTGACCAACAACGACATGACCATCACCGCTGCCGACGTGAGCAACTACAACAACGCTCTCGGCGCTGTGCAGTCTTACGCCCGTGACGCTGGCGCTTTCCTTGCCGCCTCGCGCAACACGACCATGACTGGGACGGTTGACGCCTACGCTGCCAACAGCGGCACCAACCTCTACGGCGCGACGGTGGCATACTCTGCCACGGCTGACATCATGAACATCAGCGCGGCCAACGTCTTCGGCATCGGTTTGCAAGGGCTGCTTGGTGCGGACACTGTGACATTGGCCGACGTGTATGCTGCGGGCTACGGCTCGTGAGTGAGGAGGCTGAAACCAACGGCCTGAGAATCGCAGGCTTCGACGTGAAGGGTTGGTGGCTTGCCGCCGCCCTTCCTGTCTTGTCTGGCTTGAGCGGCACGATCTATGTGGGCTACGATACCGTCAACCGTTTCTGGGCTGTTGAGGAGAGCGTGGATGGCGTCTTGGGCGTTGAGAGCCGGGTGCAAACTCTGGAGCAGGCCATACAGGACAACGACGTTAGGGGCCTTGCCCCCAAGCTGTCGGCAATCTCGACCCAGATGGCGGGCATCCTTGAGCAACAGAAAGAGTTGATGGACCTGCGCTCTATGGTAGAGAAGTCTGACAGCGTCAGCAGCGGCCTCGCGGGCAAGCTGGAGAAGTACGATGCCGAGATCGAGGACCTGTGGAAAGCTATGGACGACCTCATAAGGAACCCGATGCAATGATGAAACTTGAGAACTTCGTTTGGCTGGGCTTCATCGCCGCCTTGGGTGCGATCTTCTACCTGTCTGGTGACGGGTTCTATCGCTACCCCTGCCAAGACCCCGTGAACTGGACTGCACTCGAGTGCACTCCCCCGATTTGCCTACGCACTGGCATGTGCGCCAATGATCTGACAGGAGCCTCGCAATGAGCAAGAATGACCCAGACGTGATGGAAGCCAAGCTGCGCTACTTTATCGGCGTGGCCCTGACCGTGATCCTCGGTGGGGTGATATTCTCCATCCTCTACAGCCTGATCTTCGTGACCCAGCCGCTCGGCGATTCGAGCGAAAACGACCGCAAGTTCTTTGAGCTGCTGACCCCCATCGCCTCGTTCATCGTGGGTGCCTTGGGCGGCGTGATGGCGGCGGGCAACAATCGCAACAAGGGTGGCAACGATGAGCCCCCGACACAGGAGTACACCGAATGATCGGACGCATGGTTGGTATGCTTGTTGGCCGCAAGCTGAAAGAGAAGGCCGTGGACGCAGTGCTGGACAAGGTGAACCTGCCTGACCCAGTAGAGAACGCAATCAAGATCGCTGCCACTGGCAACGTCGGTGACTTGCTTGGCGGCATGGGTAAGGACATGGCTAGAGAGGCTGTGCTCGGTGAGATCACCAAGAAGCGGCCGAAGAAATGAGGTGGTTCGTTGCCCTGCTCTTGTCAGCAACCCCTGCGCTTTCTACGCCCTACGAGATCACTAGGGTCATCGACGGCGATACGGTGGAGATTGCGGTGGATTTTCTCCCGTCGCCCCTTCCGCCCAAGCTCTCGATCCGGGTGATGGGTATCGACACCCCAGAGAAAGCACCGCGCGCACAGTGTGATGCCGAGGCTGCTCTGGCAAAGAAGGCCAGCGCGTTCACCAAGGACGCGGTCGCCAACGCCACTGAGGTCGATGTCAAAATTCTCAAGTGGGACAAGTACGGTGGCCGGGTGCTGGGCGAGGTCTACCTTGACCACCAGAGCCTAGCCCAAAGCCTGATCTCTGCGGGCCTTGCCCGTCCATACAAAGGCGAGGCCAAGTCCTCGTGGTGCGAATAGGAGCCCATAGATGAGCCTGATTACCGTAGACCAGCTGCGCGCGATGATCCCGACGAACAAGGAGGTCGAGGCTTGGTGCGAGGAGCTGAACAAGGCGCTGCCTAAGTACGACATCACCACCGACCAGCGCATCGCTGGCTTTATCAGCCAGTGCGCTCACGAGTCGATGGACTTTAACGCCATGAGCGAGAACCTGAACTACCGTGAGGAGACACTGAATAAGGTCTTCCCGCGCTACTTTGGCCCCGGCAAGCGTAACGCAGCCGAGTATGCCAAGAACCCCGAGAAGATCGCCAACTACGTTTACATGGATGAGTTCCGCACTTCCAAGCTGGGCAACACCCAGCCCGGCGACGGCTGGCGCTTCCGCGGCCGCGGGCTCAAACAGCTGACTGGGCGGGACAACTACACCCGCTTCGCCAAAGACTACGACATGACCGCCGAAGAAGCTGCCGTGTGGGTGGAGACCAAGGAAGGTGCATTGGCCTCGGCTCTCTGGTTCTGGAACACCAACAAGCTAAACGCCATCGCCGATACCGGCAGCGTCCCGGCGCTCACGAAGAAGATCAATGGCGGCGACATCGGTCTTGCGGACCGTCAGGCTCGCTACTCCAAGGCCATGGCAGCCCTCGGCGGGAAGATCGACGCCGCTGCACCAGTGACAGCGGCTGTGTCTGAAACCCTGCGCCGCGGCTCGAAGGGTGAAGCGGTCAAGAGGATGCAGGCTAAACTTGGTCTGACAGCCGACGGCGACTTCGGCCCCGGCACCGAGGCTGCGCTCAAGAAGTGGCAGGCTGCAAACGGGCTTACCGCCGATGGTGTAGCTGGCCCTAAAACGTTGGCTAAACTGCTCGGTTGATGTAAGGTAACTGAAACCCAAACGGAGTGACGCAGATGAAAGCGCCGATGCCTAAGTTCAAGCCCTGCCCGGGCTGCCCCAACCCCAAGAAGTGCACCGCCATGGGCAAGTGCATGAAGAAGGCTGCTAAGAAGTGACAACGACTAAGATCGCCGAGTTTAAAGGGACGTTGCCGCGCATCTCCCCGGAGCTTCTTCCGGGGACGGCGGCGCAGATTGCGGTCGACGCAAAGCTCTACTCCGGCGATCTTATTCCCACCCCCGTCCCGGTGGTGGCCGCGGCTGCTGGCCGCACTGGTACGATCAAGACGCTCTACGCACTGCGTGATCCGTCGACGAGTGCACTCAAGTGGCTGACTTGGGCCGGCGAGATCGACATCGCTACCCCTGCGGCAGACGAGCTGAACGAGCAGCGGTTCTACTACACCGGCGACGGCACACCCAAGGTCAGCACCTACGCGCTGGCTACCGCCGGTCTCGCCCCCTACCCAGCCACGGGTGGGTACTACGAACTGGGATTGCCGCTGCCTACCGCCACCCCTACGGCGACGCCGACATCGTTCACCACGGTCAACTCCGCGAGCTTCGCCCGCGACGGCGGTGGGAACGTGACGCTTGTCACTGGCACTGCGCACAACGTCAAAGACGGCGCTCTGGTTACTGTGTCCGGCTTTGCCTACCGCACCGGTACGTACTCGCGCACTGGCACCACGATCACGGTGACGATCAACAACCACGGGCTGGTCAACGGGACGCGCATCTACATCGAGTTTACCTCCGGTGGCGCTACAACCAACGCTTAC